CCAGCGGCTAGGTCAAGGTGATCGTGTCAAGGGAATGTCACTTTGGCATTGCGAGGATTCGTTCGGCGGTTTGAATATCGCCGGTTCGAAGGTTATAACAATAAACTTCAAACCAAGTTACTTCATTACCATTCAACCACCATTCCTTCGTGCCGTCGGAATCTTCAATAGCCGGGCCGTCGGTTCGGTGAAGAATACCATTCAAATACCAAAACTTCGAGCCGTTGGAATATTCAATAGCCGGGCCGTCGGTTCGGTGATACTCACCATTCAACCACCATTCCTTCGAGCCGTCGGACCTTTCAATAGCCGGGCCGTCGGTTCGGTGAAGCTCACCATTCAACCACCATTCCTTCGAGCCGTCGGACCTTTTAATAGCCGGGCCGTCGGTTCGGTGAAGCTCACCATTCAACCGCCATTTCTTCGTGCCGTCGGAACATTCTTTCATTCGAGGAACAGACATTATTTCTCCAACGATGGTTCTAATATAACATAGGCCAGCGGCTAGGTCAAGGTGATCGTGTCAAGGAGTTGTCAAAAAATTTCATACAACTATAATCAGCGTTTAAATGCTGTCGTGCCGGCGGCTAGTAATAGATACCAAACGGGTCTTTCCTGCCCCGTAGAGGCACCTATAAACGGCCGGGCATGGCTAGACGGGCCCGTGCATGGACGGCTCGCGCGGCGCGTCCTAGACACCATTACGGGGCAGGAAAATGTATCCAAAAGAATAGCTTTAACCTTTGTTGTGAACGAGTTAATTGTTGAGATTATAAGATAGAAAATAAAAAAACCGGGCATGAAGCCCGGTTTTTTGTGCTTGTTCTAATCGACTATTTGTTAGCCGATAACCTCGATAATATAGTCAAGCACCTTAACTCCGTTAGAAGCCGTGGCGCCGTGCAGCGCGATGATATTATTGGAGTTTTCAAGCTTCCCAATGAAAGCAAAAATCTTCATAGCAAGCTCAGAAGGAAGGCTAACGAAATATTCAGCGAGGTTCTGAACCTGCTGCGTGCTAAGCTCGTTTTCGAGGATGCCGCTAGCTTCCATCTTCTCAATAAGGGCAAGATGGTCGTTAATCTTGAAATCGGCAGTTGCCGAGATACGACCAGCGTTAATTACATCCTCCGGAGTGACGATTCGCTCGTACTTCTCGATAAAATCGCCAAGAGAAACAGCAGCTTCGAAACCGACAAACGCGCAAGCAAGGTTGTAGATAATGCTACGATTAGCCTTGAAATCCCCGAAAAGACCAGCATTCGCGATAGTCGAGTTAAGACGAACCCACGAACGGCGCGAAGGATAAACCTTGTTCGGCTCATAGCCGCCGTTCGAAGGCACATACTCAAGATGCTTATGATTGAGATTGATGAAATCCCAAATAAGGCCGTCAACCTTACCCTTTGCCCAATCGAGCCAATCCTTAATGCTAGGCTCAACGTCAAAGACAGTCCAACGGTCAAGCTCGGCAGGGTCCATTTCGCCAACCTGATAGGAAGAAGCGCCGGAATGCTCGCCGCCATTGACAGCAGCGAAAATGCGCGTTCCAGGGTGAAGATGCCAGCCGTTCAGCTTGCGAGAATCCGTAAGCTCGAAAATGCCCTGCCGAACCTCGACACAAGCACGGTCAACCTCATCAAGAAAAAGCGCGACGGGAACGTCACAAGCCTTACGAAGCCAATCAGGCGCATTCCAACGGGTAGAATCGTCAGAAATCGAAGGAAGGCCCATAAGGTCGCCTTCGGTCATCTGACTAGCACGACGCTCAACAACCGGAAGATTCAGCGCATTTGCAATCTGATAAACAACCTCGGACTTACCGATACCGTGGCGACCGCGAATAAGGACGGGAAAGCCGGAGTTGATGATATGAGGAACAACAAGGTTAAAAGTAGCGAAGTCGATAGCCATAGTTTAAAATCTCTCTTTTATTGTTTGGTTGGTTGGTTGTCGGCGCGTTTCCCTTGCGCCTTATATTAGTAATGTAACATGGGCCAGCGGCTAGGTCAAGGCAATTAGGTCAAGGAGTTGTCACTTTGGCATTGCGAGGATTCGTTCGGCGGTTTGGATATCGCCGGTTCGAAGGTTATAACAATAAACTTCAAACCAAGTTACTTGCCTATCATTCAACCACCATTCCTTCATGCCGTTGGAATATTCAATAGCCGGGCCGTCGGTTCGGTGAAGCTCACCATTCAAATACCAAAACTTCGAGCCGTCGGACCTTTCAACAGCCGGGCCGTCGGTTCGGTGAAACTCACCATTCAAATACCATGCCTTCGAGCCGTCGGAATATTCAATAGCCGGGCAGTCGGTTCGGTGACGCTTCCCATTCAAATACCATACCTTCGTGCCGTTGGACCTTTCAACAGCCGGGCCGTCGGTTCGGTGAATCTCACCATTCAAATACCATGCCTTCGAGCCGTCGGAATATTCAACAGCCGGGCCGTCGGTTCGGTGACGCTTCCCATTCAACCACCATTCCTTCGTGCCGTTGGCATTTTCTTTCATTTCAGGAACAGACATTCTCTCTCCAACGATGGTTCTAATATAGCATAGGCCAGCGGCTAGGTCAAGGTGGCCGTGTCAAGGGTTTGTCAAGCATTTATTATTTTATTTCGAAATTCGTCTGGCTTTATCGTGATAATTGAATTAGTTTGAAAACACCAAACTTTTATAACAATAATAGCAGGATTCTTACTTTTCTTATTTAGGATAATCTTTTTATTTACTACAACCCCGCGAAAAGGAATTTGATTTTTTTGGTCTTTTAAATAAGGCTTCCACCAAAGAACAAATTCAACCAAATCTCCAATATTTAAATCGGAAAAAGCCTTATTTTGCTCAGGAGTCGTATATTGTTTAAATTTATTTGTTTTCTCAAAGATATTACTTTAACCTTATAAAATATTTGTGAGGACCGAAAATTATTTGTTTTTCTTTAAAACTAAGAGCCGGCTTTAAAACTATCAAGCGCATAGAAGAACTAATCTGTTCACCATTATAGTTATTATTATTCAATACTAGAAAAAGTGTATTTTTAGGATATTCTTCTCCCCAAAATTCTGGATTTAAACTTACTAAATCACCTACATTAAACTTCCGTAGAGTCACTTATTTTTAAACCTATATATTTATCTCCCCAATCATAGAAAATTCTACCGAAGGCATAATTATCTTTCCATGATGGGTCTTTAATACAGAATAGATAAGGATCTCCATCTTCGTCATCATATCCAAGATATAAGAATAAAGCGTCATTATGGGAATCCTTTTTTGTAACTAAATCACCTTTTTTAAAGTTGTGTTTCTTTTTCAAAACATACTGTCCTAAACCATATTGTCAGGCCGCCGTAAGTATGTCCAGTTTTATAATCAAACCAAGGACCTGTGAAATTATTATCTTTTGATGATTTCGGGCTTTTAATACAATAAACTCTTACGGCATTTTCCCAAACCCTTCTAACAATAAATAGTCCAGGATCTTCTAGACCTTCATCATGTGTTGCTGCAAGTTCTACTAAATCTCCAAGTTTCAATATGTGTTCCTAGTTAATTATATAAAATACAACATGGGTTGGCAGTTAGGTCAAGGGCTTGTCACTTTGGCATTGCAAGGATTCGTTCGGCGGTTTGGATATCGCCGGTTCGAACGTTATGACAATAAACTTCAAACCAAGTTACTTGCTCACCATTCAAATACCAAACCTTCGTGCCGTTGGAATATTCAACAGCCGGGCCGTCGGTTCGGTGACGCTTCCCATTCAAATACCATTCCTTCGAGCCGGTGGGCCATTCAACGGCCGGGCCGTCGGTTCGATGACGCTCACCATTCAAATACCATTCCTTCGAGCCGGTGTGCCATTCAACGGCCGGGCCGTCGGTTCGGTGACGCTCACCATTCAAATACCATACCTTCGAGCCGTCGGAATGTTCAATAGCCGGGCCGTCGGTTCGGTGAAGAATACCATTCAAGCACCATGCCTTCGAGCCGTTGGACCTTTCAACAGCCGGGCCGTCGGTTCGGTGAAGAGTACCATTCAACCGCCATTCCTTCGTGCCGTCGGAACATTCTTTCATTCGAGGAACGGACATTATTTCTCCAACCATGGTTCTAATGTAACATAGGCCAGCGGCTAGGTCAAGGTGATCGTGTCAAGGGAATGTCACTTTGGCATTGCGAGGATTCGTTCGGCGGTTTGAATATCGCCGGTTCGAAGGTTATAACAATAAACTTCAAACCAAGTTACTT